CTTTAAAGGGGCTGTGCCTGCTCTGAGCGTTCTAATGACACCCAGGCGTAAGTGCAAAACCCGCTGCGTCGCAGCAGGGTCCACACGGCGTGCTCTTTCGCTCGCAATTTCCGTGGTATTAGAAGAGTACTCTCGGGTTCTTCCCGAGACTCCCCTACCACTGCCCTTCTTCAAGGGGGAAACTTGCGTTGTGCTGAGAGCGGAGGTTGACGACATTAAGAATCGTCTCTTGTCAGTGGTCAAGACCGAAGTCGGTAAGATTTCGTTGCTTCAAGCGCTGAGGAGCCTTGGTAGGTTCTTCGACCATGAATGCAAACATTGCGATTCGATTCTTTCTGGGGGCGCGAAGTCAAAGTGGTACAAGTCCCGTTGTGATCCTGTACCCGCCCCCGGACCAGCCAGCTGGTCTGTCGATCCGGTTGGGGAGCTGGTCCGAGTGATCCGTCAGATACTCGGCCCCAACTGGGGTAGGTCGTTAGGGAGAGTTCGTCGTTCTGCGAGGATGCCAGATCAGAACGGCTGTCTTGAGAACTCTCGGAGGAAGGGTGGTTCCCTCGGTGTGTATCCTTGTCGTTTTGACCGCGTGTGGAACCTTCGTCTTGGTGTAGCTAAGACGAAGGGGAAGTTTCGTTGTGTCACGCTTCAGAGCTCTTACGTCAAGGATGTGCTGGATCCAGTCCATGAGGTTCTTTACGACTTCATCTCGTCGAAGAGTTGGGTCGTTCGGGGTGAGTTTTCGAAGACTCACGCCCGCCTTCTCGTGGATGATAGGAGAGAGGGGGAATTTTTCTTCAGTGGGGATTTTTCTTCGGCTACTGACAATTTTCATCCGGACATGGTTTATCGTGTTGTCCAGGTGTTAGCCGAGTCCCCTGACCTAACGGAGGAGGAGCGAGAAGCACTCTTGCAGTCTTTTGACCCCGCCAATCTGCTTGTTCAAGATAAGGTCTGTATGGGCTCTGAGCAGCGCCGTATTTACCTTGGTCAGATGATGGGTTCGAAGCTGTCCTTTCCCCTGTTGTGCCTCATAAACAGGGGCCTTTTTTTGGTTGCTTCTCGTTTGTGGGGGCGTGCGACCGGGGTTTCAGGCCGTCGCCGACGTTCTCTTGTCAATGGTGACGACATTGCGTTTTGTAGTGATGACTTGTTTCTTGTCATCTGGCGCTCTGTCGTCGAACACGTCGGGATGGTTGTGAATTTGGAGAAGTCTGGGAGTTCGACTCGTTTCCTTGAGCTGAATTCCAAGACCTTTGATTGCAAGAGAGATCGATTTGTCAAGAAGCCTGTTCTCTCTGGCTTTCGAAGGGTCTCCTCACCCGGTTGCATTCTCTCGACTCTTCTCGAGGGCCTGAAGGGATTTTCATCTGCTGCTTGTTGGAGGGCGATCATCAGTGTTCGGAATCTTGTCCGACGATCGTCCGTTTGCTTGCAGACAATCCCTCACGCTTGGAGGAAACCTCTCTTAAAAAAGAGGTGGTTTAGGGACGCTTTGATGGTTGATCCGATTGTAGAGTCGATCAGTGTCAAGCGGTCCTGGGACCAAGTTGTGAGGGATGAGATGCCTGATCCTTCCTTCAGGGAGTTGTACGAAGAGGTGGCCGATTT